GAGTTCTGGCGGCACGCCTGCACTCCTGGGACGTCGCCTCACTCCCTCTGGTGGTTCGTCCGAATCGCCTGGGGCACCGAGTGGTACTTCAAGAAAACCGGAAAGACCCGCTGGCTCGTAGAGCGCGTCCACAAGCCGTGGCTCGCGTGGTACGAGAAGCACGCCATGGCCTGGTTCGCGCAGCGCAGGCGGGGTGAGATCGGGCGCACGTACCTCCTCACCCTCGCCACGCGCAACTTCGGCAAGACTCTCCTCCTCACGAGGGCCGCGAACCTCTGGGCCCACGTCTACGACAGGAACTACGCCTCCTACATCGGGTCGGAAACGCACCCGAAGGCGAAGGTCTTCCTCTCGTCGATCAAGGCCGTGATGGAGGGGAAGGACGAGAACGCCTGGTTCTCCTGGCTCTACGGAAACTTCTACAAGAGCGGGACGTGGAGCGGCGAGGCGGTCACGACCGCGTATCGCTCCGCGACCTCCATTCAGGAGCCGACCTTCGGGACCTACGGACTCGAAATGGGCATCACGGGCATGCACCCGGACGCCGTCACCTTCGACGATCCGACGTCCCTCGAAACCATGACGGAGGCCACGCTCCAAGCGGCGCGCGACTCCTACGACGCGACACACCCTGCCCTGCGAACGGATTCGCTATTCTCCGGCGTCATGACACGCTACGCCGGGAACGACGCGGCGGGCCATATTCTCTCCCAGGAAGGAGTGGCGACTTGGTCCGGGCTGCCATGCCCCGATCCACGAATCGTCAAAACCATCGGAAAGGGAAAGGTCCACGTGTACTTCCTACAGGGCCGGGATGTGTCGCGCAAGACAGAAGAGCACCCCAAGGGGACCCCGGTACTCCCGGAGGTCTGGGACAAGGCGGGGATGGACCACTACGAGGACAAGGACCCCGTCAACTTCGCGGCCCAGATTCAGAACGACCCCACGGTGGGCGAGCACATGCCGCTCGAACTCGCGCAACTGGAGCGCATGCTCATCTCGCGCCAGATGCTCGAAGAAATTCCCATCGACTTCGTCTCCATCCACCTCGACACGGCCTTCAAGGATGAGCAGCAGATCGCGCGCGGCGACTACAACGTCGCGGTCGGCGTCCTCCACGACATGCGTCCCAACGGGCGCGTCTACATTGACAAGATCATCTGGAACAAGAAGGACCGCGCCGAGCAGTTCCTGGCGCGCCTCACCGCGCTGCTCATGTCATACCGCGACCGAGGGCTCCGCGTGAAGATCATCACGGCGGACATGGAGCAGGGCGGGACGAAGGGCACGCTCAAGCAACTGATCCAGGTGACGCTCTCGATGGCCGGATTCCAGGTCGGCCCCGACGTCATCGTCCAGTACAACCGCACGAACAAGAAACCCGTCCGGCTCCGCAAGGCGGCCGCGTACTGGGCCCAGGGCTACGTCCGCATCCTCAGCGGCATTGAGCACCAGGACCGCCTCATGTACGAAATGGTGAACCTCGACAAGTCGGACCACGACGACATCGCGGACGCCCTCTCCGACATCTGGCAGCCGGAAGTGTGGACCCGCCCGTACCGCGAGCGCGGGAACGAGAGTGAAACCCCCATCCAGCCTGGCGACGAGGGCCTCCGACCCGGCCTCGTTCCCGGTGCCAACCGCTTTGAAAGGCGGGCGCAGTACGATTCGCGCTACGGCGCAGGAAGCGAGCCCTCGAATGACCCCGTTTGATCCGCTCCACATCGTCTGCTTCGACATCGAGACGCGCGCGTCGACCCAAGAAGTCGGGGGCTGGGACGCTCTCCGCCAGGGAAAGGGCGGCATCTCGGCCCTCGTGACGTGGGACTCCGAGACGCAGGACTACCACTTCTTCGACGACCACACCATCGCGGACTTCGCCCACTGCGTTGAGCAGCCCGGGACGGTCCTCGTGGGGTTCAACTCGAAGTGGTTCGACCTCCCGTGCGTGGAGGGAGTCCTGGGCCGCCGCCTCGCAGTGAAGTATCACATCGACCTCTTCTCCTACATCAAGGACGCCCTCGACCGCGAGGGCCGCACGCGTGAGCGTGGCTGGAAGTTGGGGGACGCCTCCCTCCGCTCCATGGGCATCACCAAAAGTGGCAGCGGTGCGTCTGCGCCGGACCTCGCGCGCGAGCACAGGTACGCGGAACTCTTCACGTACTGCAAGCACGATGTCGTCCTGACGCAGCAACTCCTCGACTACATCCGCCGACACGGCGGCGTGGCTGACCGGGACGGGTCCCTTCTGGAACTCGACATCCCGAAGTGGCTGCGACTCCCAGCCCAATCGGCCCTGGAGGGCTAGTGGCGTTCAAGCAGATCACGCGGAGCATGAACCCGGTCCTGTACCGGGACCAGTTGATCGCTCTGGTCAACGAGCGGTTCGACTTCTCGCAGAAGTACAGTTACTCCGTGAGGAACAAACTCCCGCGCCTCTACGACGTCTGGCGCGGCATCTACACGGGGCGCTTCCACCCCCACAAGAACAACGTCCACATCCCCCTCATCTTCGCTGCTGTCTGGGCAGACGCGGCCCACAAGGCCTCGGCCTCCCTGAACACGTGGCCTATCGTCGAGTTCAGGGGCACCGGGCCGGACGACAAGCCGGTCGCCCTCAAGCACGAGAACCTGGTGTCGGCCCAGATGAAGGACGCGGACTCGTACAAGAAGGAGATCAACACCCACGTCATCGCGGGCCTCTACGGGCGGGCTATCAGCACCGTCATGTGGGATCGACGCGAGGAGATGGCGACCTTCGACGAGTACACGGCTCTCCCCGTCACGGGCGAGATGGTCCGGTCCATCCGCAAGGACAAGGTCGTCACCTTCGACGGACCCAACCATGAGTCCGTTGACCGCCTCGACTTCTTCGAACAGCCAGGCCCCATCGACATCCCGCTCATGAAGTGGTGTGGGCGGCGCTTCTACCTCGATCTGGACGACGTCCGGGTCCTTTCGAGTGGAGAGAACCCCATCTTCGACCCGGCCGAAGTGGCCCGGATGGAGCGTGAGGGCGCTGGCGCGGAGCACGCGGCTGCGGACGTCGAGACGCGCCGGTACCTCTCGCGCCTCGGCATGTCGGACGACAACGCCCGCAACATGGACAAGTTCTCCCGCCCGGTCGAGATTCGTGAATACTGGGGCATCATCCCCAGTGAGTACGCCGTGGACGGCGAGGTCAATGTTGTCGTTTCGGTCATGAATCGAAAATACCTCGGGCGAGCGCGGGGGAACCCCTTCTGGCACCGCCAGAAGCCGTTCGTCTCGCACGCGCCGACTCCCGACCCTCAGTCGTTCGACGCTCCCGGCAAGGCCGAGGTGGCCGAGAAGTTGCAACTCACGGCGAACCGTTACGTGAACCAGCGCCTCGACGCGGCCGACATCATGATCGACCCCATGTGGTTCTACGACCGCAACGCGGGAATCAACACCGAGAACCTCTACGCCAAGCCGGGCCGGTGGATCGGGACGGACGGGGACCCGAATGGAAAGGTCCTCCCCATGCCCATCGACCTCCGGGGCCTCCAGGCGGGGGCCAGCCTCACGGCCGAGATGATGTCGCACGTCGAGCGCGCCATGGGCATCTCGGACGACGCGGGCCAAGGGCTCCAGTCGGCCGGGTCCCAGACGGCCCGCGAGTTCGTGGGTCGGCGCGAAGCGGGCGGCACGCGGCTCCTCTTGGAGTCCCGCCTCTACCAGCGCCTCAACCGGCAGATGCTCAAGGGCCCGGTCGAGTACCACATCCTGGGCGACAGCGCCCAGAAGGACCCCGACACGGGCGCGCCCATCCAAGAGACGCGCGAGCGCCTCGAAGGGTATGAACTCGCGCGCACGTACCAGGCACGCGCGGTCGGCGCGACGAGCAACCTCTCGCGCATGGCGCGGCGGCAGGACCTCATCCCGCTCCTCCAGGCCGTCAGTACCAACCCCTACGCGGCCGGGGCGGTGAACTTCGTGAACTTCTTCCGGCAGATTTTCCGGGAGTTCGACATCCAGAACGTCAACGAACTGATCTCGCAGAACGCCCAACAGAACACCCAGATGGCCCAGGTAATGGCGCAGGCCCAGGGCGGAGGTGCGGCGAACCCGGCCGCCATCCCGGACACCGGCCTCGGATCGGGGGACCAGACCATGGCCCTCGCGCAGATGCTCTCCCAGCAGGGCGGACAGACGTAGAAAGGACCCATGGAGCCGAGCGAGCCCTTCACCGTTGACGACGCACAGGACGTGGACGGCCGGATGCTGCGAGACTTCCTCGCTCACCCGGCCTACGTCACCTTCTATCAGCCTTTCATCGTCGGGTGCATCCTGCGCCTGACGCGGGACCTCAAGGACCCCTCGCGCGAGCGCGCCTGGAAGCGTCCGGACAACTACCTACGGGGCGGCATCAAGGTCCTGGAGGAGTTGCTGGCGCTGCCCGAGGCAATCCTCAACGCGCGGGCCTTGCAGGCCCAACAGTCCGACGAGACTGGTGGTGTGGAAACATACGACCAGCACGTTGCGCGAGTTGCCCGTGAACGTCACGAGCAATCCGGAGAAGCCGAGGGGCTTTCTCCCACCGACCCCGTCTAGGCCAAGCGTCGACCGTAGGCCGAGAGGAGTGTCATGTCTGAGGAGCAAGGAGCGATTTTCAAGACCCAGTTGGCGGACGTTGCAGCGATGGTCCAGGCTGAGGCCGAGTCAATCCTCCAGGGCGGACAGCCCCGTCAGGAATTGCAGCCCGTAGTGAAGCAGCAGCAGCCCACCACCGAGGGCCAGGGCCCGGCGTCGACCGCCGAGCCGAAGCCGCTCGTGGACGGGAAGTTCGTGAATGAGGAAGAGCGGAAGAAGGCCCACCACGCCCTCATCCATTCCCTCAACGCGGAGAAGGCCAAGACCGACGCGAAGGATGCGGAGATCGCGGCCCTCAAGGCGCAGTTGGCAGCCACCCCGGCTCCTGCCCCGCTTTCTCCCGGACGGGTCGACCCCGTCGCGACGGAGAGCGAGCAGGACAAGAAGTGGCGCGAGCAGTACGGGATCGACCCTGCGGACCTTCGGGCGGAAATCCGCCGCGAGGCGTCGGCACTGGTCGAGCAGCAGACCGCACCGCAGCGCGCCATGGCGGCGGCCGAGCAGTACGTCGTCTCGCAGTACCCGGACTTCCCGGCCCGAGTGGAGGAGATCAAAGCCTTCGTCGCGGCCAGCCCTGCCGTTCAGGCGCGGGTCCAGGACCTCGCGAATCGCGGACTCTTCGCGGAAGCGATGGAGATTGGATACCTCGCCTACGACAACGCACTCCGGGCCTTCAACATCGCCCAGGCAACAAACGGACAAACCGAAGCGGAGATCGCAGCCCAGCGAGCGCAGGGCTCCCTGATCTCCACACAAGCAAGTGGACCGCGTGAACCTCAGCGGAGCACCACCGCCTTCCCGCAGACGGCCGAAGATTGGGCCCAGATCAATGCGATGAAGGCTCGTGGTCAGGACGTCGAGGTTCGCCGCATCCTGTTCGGACGCTCCATCGCTCACATCCCTGAGTTGAATGGGGGCCGACAGAGGTAATCAAGCAACATGGCTCTTGAGTTCGGAACTGTGAAGTGGGGTATCGGTGACGGTACCCTTGTCAATCGCGAAGACCTTTCGGACATCGTCACCCAGCAGACCCCGAGCGACACGCCTTGGCTGGCCCAGGCCCCCAAGACGGAGGCCGTCGGGACCCTCCATCAGTGGCTGATCGACACGATGCGTGCCCCCCGTACCACGGGTGCCATCGAAGGTGCGGCCTACCTCTTCGTGACCAGCACCACGCCCTCGCGTGTCACGAACGTCTGCATGATTTGGCGTGACGACATCGGTGTCTCGCGTACCCAGATG